CTGCTGCAAACATTGGTCTATTAAAAATAGAATCTGCCATATTACCTAACTACTGTACATTGCACCTAGGCCGCCAAGACCTGCTAGACCTCCTCCGACCGCTGCTGCTAATGGATTAGTATATGGTATTGGCTGTTGACTCATAGACTGTTGAATAGAAGGAGTTCCTGCTAAAATATCAGAACCAAACTGAATTCGTTGTCTAGGCTCTAAGCTTTGCGCTGTTCTAAATCTGAAGTCCTCATCCTTTAATGCTTGGTCTCTTGTTCTTGCAACTTGACCAGCACCAAGTAATGATTGAATACCTTGTTGACCTAAACCAAATTGTTGCGCACCAAGATTACCAAAACCTAATGCTTGTTGACCAATATTAGATGCTAATTGTCCAGTTGTTTGACCAAGTTGACCATAAACAGGCGCTGCTTGTAATTCTCTTGCTCTTGCTGATTCACTTGTTCCTATTGCTGCTTGTTGTGCTTGCATAAAGTTTTTAGATAAATCTTCAAAAACTCTTTTTGATTTTATGTCTTGTAAATTTTTTGCTAACTCTGCTTCTTGTACACCAAAGCGTGCACCACCAAAAGCTCCTGCTTTCTGTGCTTGACTTGCAAGATTTGATTGAGCTTTTGCTGCTTGCTCATCCATTTGTTGTAGTGCTTTTTTAGTTACCTCAGCTTGATATTGATTCATGAAGTCTGATGTTCTAGCTGTCGTAGGATCGAACTGTTGTTGAGCTGCTTGTAAAGAAGGTATACCCAAAGCTGCTGTTGCTTGTCCTGTTCCAAGTCCTGCCATAGCTTGATCTAAACCAGCGCCTGCTTTTTGTATAAAAGGTTCAAAAGAAGCTACTCCTGTTCGTTTTCCTGTTGTAGGGTCAATCCCCATTTGTCTTGATGCTTCAGAAAAAGCTGCTGCTTCTGTTGGTGCAAATCCTGCTATACCTCGTCTAAATTGATCTACACGTGTATCTAAAAGACCTGGATCTTTTTTATCACCCGCTTTAGCACCAGGAGGTCCTTTAAATTCTGGATCGTCTATTTCGGCTTGCGTATAAACTTCAGTTCCGCCATATACACTGTCTAAAAGTCGTCTTCTATAGTCTTCTAAAAATGGTGCTTCTCTAGATATCTGTGTTGCTGTTTGTACCATTATGCTACTCTCTGACCCATTTTAGCAAGTTTATCTTGTAGTGCATACATAAAGTCTGCACCTTTTTCTCTTGCTTCACTTGCATTTTTAGCACCCATCATAACGCCTGCACCATTAACAGCATCAGTTCGTTGTACAAACTCGCCGTCACTTAACATTGCAGGTATTGAATCACTTGTCTTTGTACCAGGTCCTTCTATCTGACCTGTTTTTCTTGGAAATACATCTCCTCCTTTAGCAAAACCCATAATACCTTGTCCTGTCATTGCTGAGTATTGAACAGGATCCATTGCTTTTAATCCGTTAACTGGTTGTCTTCCCATCATACCACCTGCGGCTGCATATGTAGGATTTAAATTTTGTATTCGTCTTTCCTCTGGTGGTCTTTCAAATTGTCCACCATACATTTTATCTACTGCACTCATGTATTCACTTGGATCTTCTGGTCCTGGTTTTTTAGCATCTTCTTTTGCTGCTAAATAAGATAAGAATGCGGGTAAGCCTGCTGATATTGCTTGCATACCAAAAGAAGGTTTTGGATTTTCCTTGGATCCTCTTTCTCCAAAAATACGACTAAGAAGTGATTCTTTATTATTTACACCTGGTATTTCAATAGCATTTGGATTGTCTGTATTAAAAAAAGGAGTTCCTGTTCCAACTTTTCTTTTTACAACTTGTTCTACAGGACCTGATGCTCTTGCTCTATCTATCATGCTCGTCTGGTCTGCACCTCTGTATCCTGCTATGCCAGAAAGACCTGCTTTAATTAAAGCGTCTTGCGGCTTGTCACCTGATATTAATGATGCGATACCTGAGCCAAACATTGCTCCAGGCGCTCCAAACATTGAACCGCCAATAATAGGTGCTGCTATCTGCAACCCTTTTTCTAATATTCCTCGTAAACCTTTAAGCATAATCTCCTAATAACCTGCAATTTATGTGATTGTCGTATGCAAGGAGGCTGCCCTTGGATAAATAAGCCTATTTAATTATATATTTATAGGCAAATTATTGCTATATGACAATAGATATTTGCAAGTAGAAAGGAAACCATGTCAACTGAAGTAGAATTTCATGCCATTAGACCGTTTGGTCCGACAATATTACAAGGAAAATTACCTGATAGCCTGGTTAAAGTTTTAGACGATAGGGCAACACAGTTATTAGATGATGACAAGTTGTCTAAAAAATATGATCATTCAATGAACTTAGCTGGTAATGTTCAAAAAGAAGTTCGTTATCCTCAAGAAGATTTAGGAAGTAAAACTTTTGAACCTTTAATAGGTGCATTAGGTCAAATAGTTAAACAATATATTTCTATACCACCTGCTAGTGATACCATATCACCTGCGTATGTTGGTAAGATGGTTATTGAATCTATGTGGGTCGTGAGCCAATGGTCGGGAGACTTTAATCCTTTTCATATTCACCAAGGTGAATTATCTGGTGTGATTTATTTACGAGTACCACCAAGCTTACCAGATGAGTATGCAAAAGAAGATCATTATCCATGTGTAGGAGATATAGTTTGGCATTGTGGTCAAGCCGCAACTTTTAGTGGCCATAAACATCAAGCAACTCCTGAAGTAGGTGCAATATATTTGTTTCCTTCTTGGTTATCTCATGGTGTCTATCCATTTAGAACACCGAACGAGGAAAGAAGATCTGTTTCTTTTAATTTACATTTAAAGAAAAAAGACCCTATTAATGATTGACATTAACAAAGTGCCGATGGTCCGTGTAACGTGGCTCGATGCCCGTGATACAGAAACGGGGTGGCTTGATATAAAAGATGTTATTAATGCTCCGTTGGCCGTGTGCCAAGAAGTAGGTTGGATGATACATAATGGTAAAGAAAAAATAATTATTATGAGATCTTACAGTAAAGATAAAGAAGACATCACAGGGGGTGGTGCAATAGCAATACCAAAAGATTGGTTAAAAAAAATAGAATATTTAAAGGTGGATTATGCTAAACAATGAAATAAAATTTATAAGTCAATATGCTGATTTAATTGAACATCCTATTCCTATAAAAAAAGTCGTGCCTAATTGGTATAAAGAATTAACAAATCATACTTATTCATCCAATCATGACGATATAAATAATCTAACTACATATACATTATACATGACAGTGAAACAATGTCAGCCTGTTTTAGATAGTGTTACAATGGGGTATGCTATTTTATCTCCTATAGATTTTATGTTTGTAAAGACCAAAGATCCAAAAGAAGATATTTTTAAATTAGATGTAGTACCAGCAAGATGGAATGATGCTGAAAGTTTAGAAAGAATGAATAAAATGAATATTGGTATTTCTGATCATACGAATGAACAAATAAATAAGTCTATGGTTTATCCCGATGAAATACCCATGGCTCTTAAATTTTTAAATCCTTGGTATATAAAAACTCCTCCAGGTTATAGTTGTTTATTTACATCTCCTTTTAACACAGAAAAAAAAGATTTTAGGCTTGTTACTGGTATTGTAGATACTGACGTATATGAAAATTATGTAAATTTTCCTTTCTTTGTAAGGGATTGGGATTCAAGTAATAACCAAACAAAAATATTAAAAAAAGGTGAGCCTATTTGTTTAGTGTTTCCTTTTAAAAGAGATGATTGGAAAATGAATGTTGTTAAAGACGATAAGTTAAGAGACAAATTAGAATTTTTTAATATTAAAACTTTAACATCATCATTCAATGCTTACAAAAATAAAATTTGGAAAAAGAAAAATTATAAATAATTATGCAGCACAATAAACAAACAAAATTTGTTATGTATGTTGATGATTTTTTAGGTAAGGAAACTTTACAATCTTTACAAAACACTCTTTCAAATTTAAACTACATTCAAGTTGATAATCCACAAGGACAGGTATATGGGTTTAGGCACACCTTTCCTAAAAGTTTTCATGAAGATCCATTATTAAAACTTATTAAACAATATTTTTTTCCACACAGAAATCTTGAGCCTATATCAATTAGTGCACATTCTAGACAAAATAAAGAAGAACCCTTGTTTCATGTAGATGACGATAAAGGAAGTGTAGCTAACTTTCTTTTGTTTGTAAAAGGCGAGCCACTTTTAAACAACGGAACAGGATTTATGCATAATAATCAATTATCTTCACACATTGGTTTTGTAGAAAACAGAGCGTTGTTTTTTAATGGTGCAAAAATATCGCATTCTGATTTACAATCTTTTGGCGACAGCTCTAATAGGTTTACACTTAATATTTTTTATAAAGAAAATGAATAAAATTTTTATTGGTACACCTTGTTATGGCAACATGATTACAGCCGATTATTTTAAAAGTTGTTTACAGCTTACAGCTTTAGCCGCACAAAAAAAAGTAGAACTACAATTTGGAACTATAGGTAATGAGTCTTTGGTAACAAGGGCTCGTAACACATTGGTGCAATTATTTATGGATGAAGAAAAATATACGCATCTTTTATTTATAGACGCTGATTTATCTTTTGATCCTCAATCAGTTTTTCGTATGTTAGATTTAGACGAGGACGTGGTAACAGGTGTTTATCCAAGAAAAGTTATTGATTGGACAAGGGCTATTAAAAAAGTAAAGGATAATCCAAATATTAAAGAAGATGAATTACATGCAGCTTCCTTACAATATAATTTAAATATTAAAAATCCAAAGAAAGTAATGGTAAATAAAGGTTTTATTGAAGTATTAGATGGTGCAACAGGTTTTATGTTAATAAAAAGAAACGTTTTTAAAAAAATGGCGTTAGCGTATCCTCATCTTAGATTTAAATCTGATCAACATTTAGGAGACCCTCATGACAAAACATTTGGATATCATGACAATTCTGATTGGAACTATGCTTTTTTTGATACAATGATAGAGCCAGATACTAAAAGATATTTATCTGAAGACTATGCTTTTTGTCGTTTGTGGCAAAAAATAGGTGGTAAAATATATGCTGATATTGCTAGTGGTATGACACACATGGGTAATTACTCATTTAGAGGTCATGTAGGTACTCAATTCTTGCCACAAAACAATAAATAATTTAGTATACTCCAACATGAAATTAGTTGATTTAAAGTTCCAACCAGGCATTGACAAGCAAGACACCGCTTATTCAGCAGGGGATCAACGTAAATACGTTGACTCTAATTTTGTTCGATTTCACTACGGAAAGCCTGAAAGATGGAAAGGCTGGTCATATTTACCAAATCCTAATAAAGCTATCGTTGGCGTGGTCCGTGATACGCATAGCTGGATTGGTCTAGACGGAACCAGATATCTCGCTTTAGGCACAGACAGAAAACTATATTTATATTCTGAAGGAGCCATTTATGATATCACTCCTATAAGAGAAACAGCATCAGGATTATCAAATCCTTTTACAACAAATGGCACAACAACAGTTACAGTAACAGACGCTAGTCATGGCGCTTTAGTAGGTGATTTTGTTACTTTTGATTCTTTTAGTTCAATAGACGGATTGGATATGAATCAAGAATTTGAAGTTATTACAGTGCCTTCTTCAAGCACCTATACAGTAACGCATACAAGCACGGCTTCTGGATCTACAACAGGAGGTGGTGGAACAGGTAATGCTGTGTATCAAATTAATACAGGTCCTACTTCTTCAACTTATGGTTATGGTTGGGGAACATTAACATGGAATTTAAGTACTTGGAATACACCAAGATCATCTTCAAACGTTGTTGTTGCAGGACGTAATTGGTCTTTAGATAATTTTGGTGAAGATTTAATTGCTACAGTTTTAGATGGTGGAACATTTATTAAAGATATTTCAGGTGCCGTAGCTTCAAGAGCTACAGCCTTGTCTAATGCTCCTACTGCTTCTAGATTTAGTTTGGTATCAACTGACACAAGACACTTGATGATTTTTGGTACAGAGACAACAATAGGTAATACAGCTACACAAGATGATTTGTTATTTAGATTTTCTGATCGAGAAGATGCCACAGATTATACACCTGTATCAACTAACGAAGCAGGTTCACTTCGTATATCTGATGGTTCTAGAATAGTAGGCGCCGTTAAATCATCAGGTCAAATACTTGTTTGGACAGATACGTCACTTCACGGTGTTCAGTTTGTTGGTACACCTTTTACTTTTGGTTTAAGACAACTTGGGGCGAACTGTGGATTGATAGCACAACACGCTGCTATTGAAGTAAATGGTAGAGCATATTGGATGTCTGATAATTCTTTTTACATGTATGATGGTGTTGTCAAAAAAATGCCATGTTCTGTACAGGATTACGTTTTTGATGATTTAAGTTATACAAACAAAGCTGATATTGCTTGTGGTATTAATACTGCCTTTAATGAAATTATTTGGTATTATCCTTCAGCAAATGCTACACAAATAG